ATCTTCGCCTTCCTGGTCGCCCATGTCTTCCATCTCTTCGCCTTGGTTTTCAACTTCTTCGGCGGCCTGCTCAACAGCAGGAACAAGCATCTTAAGCACTTGGCCAATCTTGCCGAGATCATCAGCGACCTTAGTGAAGTCCATGTAGTCCATGAGACTAGCTTCATTTAGAGTGTCACTGTGGCCCGCATCACCAAACAAGCCTTCAAGGAAGGACGCTAAGTCAATAGTCTCGGCACCGTTCTTAGTTTGAAGGGAGTTAACAAACTCGGTGAGCGTCTTCTCAATGATGGAGTCAGTAGGAGCGTGTTTAGCAATCTGAGTGATGATCTCACCCTCAGTAAGAGCGAGAGTCTTAAAGGTCGGAACCTCATCAAGCTTACGAACGTCAATACCATACTTTTCGTTAAGAACATCCAGCACGTATTGTTTGATCGGCTTCTTCATCTCGTAGATCTTACCAGCAAACTTGCCAAGATCCTTTTGAGTGATCTTAAGCTCATTCATCGAAAGGCAGTTACCAAGTAACGATGTAATTTGCTTCTTAGTGGCCAGCGCAAGGTAAGGAGCATCCGAGATTGTTTGAGCAACTTGCTGCCTGATTGAATCAATGTCGCTCTCAAAGATCATGGACGCCAAATCTTGAACGCTGTTGTTGTCAACCCAGATGTTTTCAAAGTTCTGCTTCGCCTCAAGCATTTCTTTCTGAATCAACTCTTTTCTGCAAAGGTGCTCGTAAAGGTTTGTCTTGCCAACAAACGAAACTTCGATTTCATTCTCTTCTTGAAGCTGATCAACTGTCTTCTTAGGAAGATCAAAGCTCGTCGAGACAAGATTGACAAGCTTCATACCCGTCTTCATACCCGTCGAGTTCAGTAAGTCTTCATTTTCCTTAAGGAAGGTGACTAACTGGTCTCTGATCTCCTCGACTCGTTGGAACTCCTTGGAGGATACGATTTTAGTAGACTCACCAAACCTTTCTGTCTTCTCTTGAAGTCTATCCTTGATTCTCTCGTAGGTGAGCTTAGTCTCATACATGGAAAGAATCTTGTCGAAAGAACCTTCAGCAGTCTGGTAGTCGTTTTCGAGAAGGTTGGATAAGACAGTCATTACTCTCTTATCAGTGGCTTCTTCAAACGCTTTCTTGTTCTCAAGGATCTCGGCATCTTCAACGGTAACCTTAGAAAGCTTTAAAGTAGGCTTAAAAGAATACTTACCGCTAATTACCGAACCATTTTCAGTCAAGTAGGTTGCAACACCATCCTCTACCGAGAACAATTCAACATTCTCTCTAAGAGTACGAGCTAAGTAGTCACCGATCTTCAGCAGGTTACTGAACTCTTTTCCACGATTTTCAATCAGATTCGTTAACATAATAAATATTCTTATTCAAAATTATTTAGAGCCGTCTTTAGGCGTTATTTTATTAAAATGATCTTTCGACTGCATATCTTCTAAGATCTTGATGAGTTCATCGTCACATCCAGACTCAATTGCCATAGATTTCATTGATTCATAGTTCAAAGATTCCTGAGCGAGTGGGGGATTTTGTGTTGGAGGGATATTCTCAGCCCCGTCCATTGGTGCGCCTGGAGGAGGGGGTGGGGGAGCCCCAGGAGGTACTCCACCGCCAGGAGGCGGCATACCCATCATCATCATCTGACCGAAGACGGGATCTTTCTGATCCTGCTCAAGACCTCTTTTCATCTCTACAATCTCTTCTTCCGACATCTGGTAATAATCCCTGTAGATTTTCTCCATCGGGAAGATACCCAAGCCTTTAACTGCCTGAACAACTCGTGCCTTTTGCTCGTCAGTGTCTAGCATTCTCTTCAAAGCCATGTCAGACGGGGCAGGCAGCTTTATCGAAAGCTGGTTTACAAGCATTGTCGGGAAGCCTTTCAGCAAAAGGTGTCTCTTCGCCATGGTCTCTAAACCCAATTCAATAGCTTTTTGAATTCTGGTGATGACTCTAGCAAACTTAACATCCAACTGAGCAAGGTTAGCTTTTCGGTCAGGAGCCTGATCTTTTTCAACAATGTAATCCTTCGGAATCTTGAGAGCAGCAAGAAGTTTGTCTCTGAAGTATTTAACATCATCGACTTCCCCAAGGTTCTCTGCCCCAGGTAGCGTGTCAATCCTGGTTCCAGACCCCTTACCATTCACA